AGTGCAATGCCATATGCACCTTGATTAGTAAAGCCTGCACTATTGCCTAATGCTATATTATTGTCGCTTGTTCTTAAACTTGCTGTATCTACTGTGCCAACAATCTTACCAGCAACTCCATCTACTAATAATGTACTATCATCTGCAAATAAACTACCTGTTAGATCACCGTCTAATGTATTAACAGCAGATATTGCTGAATCAACTTCTGTCTTTGTATATGTTGTTGTTTGTGGAGCATATCCGCCGGCTGTGTGATTGCCCCAACCAAATGCTGTATCCCAGTTTGCACTATCTTCAATGTTTGCTTTAGGTATTGTGTTGTTAACACCATCTACTAGTAGTGTACTATCATCTCCAAATACACTACCTGTTATGTCACCGTCATATGGATCTACACTAAAAATTATTTTATTAGCAGCATCGTCTCTTGTTACAGTAACATTTGTGTGATCACTGTGTACAAGCATTAGTGCAACGACATCATCGACATCTCCACCTTCTGCGCCCAATAATCCATATACTTCTGTAAAGTTATCATTTACTTTGTCAAATGCTGTACGTAACGGATCACCATCACCTTTGTTTGCACTGGTTCCTAAATTAACGGTTTGTTTGGCCATGTGTTGGTTTTCCTTTGCCCACTTGTATTCTCAGTTTTCCTGCTGTAGCAACTACTTGACGTTGCTGCGTATTTTTTGTATCAGTGCTGGTCTGCGCACCACGTTGAATTAACCTATCTACATACGATTTTTTCATTAGTGCTTACCTACCACTACTTCTATTACACCACGATCTGTGGTTGTTTTGTCTTCTAATGCTTTACCTATCACAGTTCCTACACCGGGTGTGTTGTTTACCATAGCATAACCAGGTATAGCACTGGCCACCAACATATCACCTTTCTGAACTTTGCCAATCACCTTACATGGAACACGACCTGTAAGCGCAATGCCTGTGACATGATCGCCTTTGAGGTGACTGTTCATCAAGTGTGCAGGATTTGTAGTCACAACACCAGCTACACGATGTGTGTCTTTTTCGGTATTTATAGTAACTTCGGCTGTGCCACCGAATACTACTACAGTACCTGGCTCATAATCTGCATCTGCTAGATAATTTTCTGCCAAGTCAGCGTAGTATGATTCAGTAGCAGTACCACGGAACAGTGTTGCGTATATGTTAGCATACTTGCGAGAAGCACTGCCTATATCATAAGCATTGTCAGTATCTGGCGTTACTCCTGTTGAGCTAAAAATAAACGGAGTAACACTTGAACTAGTGCCGCTGTCGCCTGTTACAATAGCTACTTGACCTGTGGTAGTAACACCAGTGCCTGCACCAATTGCTAAACCAGTTGAAGCTGAACCTTTTTCACCTGCTGCTTCAATAAAGCTAGAATAGATCCAGTCAACAGCCAGTCTGCTTTCACCATTAAGTGTTGATTGGTTTTGTAGAACGCTTTCTGAAACACCTGTGCCAGCTATATTAACACTGCCGGGTATTTCAACTGTTGGAAATGTGGGCGAAACTCCGCCACTACCGCCAACTGCTCTTAATATTTCACCCTGCGCCGGAGTTTTAAACACCACAGTTGTAGTATCCAGTGCTAGGATTTCGTATGTACTGTCCCCGCCCAATATTAGACTGTTGGCCTGTACACTGCCATTGGCTCTAGTTTTTACTATTGAGTTTACTTCACCAGTTGTGGTCACGTTTGAGATACCGTAAGTACCAGCACCAGTCTTAATCAGTGCTTCGCCTGGATCACTAACCGCTGTGACAATAGATGTAAAATCAACATCAGCTAAGCCGCCGCCTTCTTGAATAACTGTGCTAAACGGTATTTGATCAATATCGTTATCTGAACTGTCACCACTCCAATTACCCAGAACATTGCCGTCCTGTATACGTTGTATTTTTTTAAGCGGCAATTGACCGTCAGCAATGGTTATCCATCCGTCCGTGTTAGCAAACACAATACTATCAAACGCAGCAACGCCTAGGTCTGCTTGACTGATAGATATAGCATTTGATCTAGTTGTAGCTGCGTTAAGATTTAGCTTGCTTTGAGCTATGTTAGCACCGGCATTAACATCTGAGTTTACAATACTGTTAGGATTTATTTGGAAGTTTAGTGTAGTAAATCTATCTGTTACTGTGCTTCCTACCACTGTAACTTCTCTGTTAGTAGTAATCAATATATCACTTGCAGGATTTGCAACACCGTTTGCCCATTCATCGACCGGTCCGTCTATAACTAACCCTTGAGTGCCGCCGATTACTCTTATAATATCGGGATCTAGCGATAAGCCTGCAGGCCTACCATCGCTAAATTCACCGGTAAGTGGAGTATATGTAATTTCTACAACTGCTCCTTCAAGTACTGTGTCTGTTTTTACATCAACTATCAGTCCAGTTGCTCCGGTAATTGTGCCAGAAATTTCGTTCCCTCGCTCAAAAGGACCTCCTACTACACTACCTGCACTAACAATTAGTTTTTTAAACCCAGTAGCAACTAATAGTTGTCCTACATCGTATTGATTATATTCGACACTGCGCAGATCTTGTATTTCATCTAGACCGCCTGCTGCGTTGTCTACATAAGCTTTTGTAGCAGCATCAGATGCTGTTACTGGTGCACTTAGATTAGTGATAGTATTTCCAGCAGCGTTTAGATTATCTGTCATCGGAACAGCACCGTTTGGAGCAAGTACACCAGGGCCTAATTTATTAGCAACAGGAGCACCTGTTACATCATATCCTAATCGTCTGTTAACATAGCCACGCACAGCACTTTCTGTTGGTACTGTATCTGAAGCATTATCTACCATTGCCGTGTCAGTACTAAATTCAGTAATAACAACACCGCGTTTGAAGCCTAGTCCATCAACGTCTGACAGTGCAAGACTTGCACTAAATGTAACTGTACCAGTTCCTTGGTCTACTGCGAAGAATCGACCTACACGGAAAATACCATTTTGATCTGTACTCACATAGAACACACGACCTTTACCTTTTTCGATAACTTCGTTAGCTTCCTTCTTCTCGCCTGGCTCGCCAAAAATGACATTTGGATAGTTGCTTGAGTTGAACCCGCCTGTACCGATATCTAAGAAATCGTGTCCACTTGCACGACAAGTACTAATATTAACTGTAACACTACCAGTAGCGCCAGCTTTGAGACCTGCACGTAGAGTAACAAGTTCCGAACCTAGTACTACTGTGCTTGCGATACCAGTTGCGTCTGTTTGGTTAATTGTATCATAATCAACTAGGTCAACAATTGCGTATATGTTATCTTCACTTGGTTCTTCAACTATGTCACCAACACCAACGCCTCTATAGTTAAACACATAATGCTTCTTTCCGCCCCAAGTCACAATAGGTGATTCAATTGTTAATGAGTCCGCTGTCCAACCTGCCGGCCTATTTGCTCCGGGCGTTCTTGCGTTGTTGTTAAGTCTAAATATTTCGTTAGTATCTGCTAATTTAACAGCAAGTACTGTGTCGCCTGCTGTTCCACCTTTTGTAGTACCGGTATTTGCCAGTGCAACTTCTTGTGCTTTAGCAGGATCTATAGTTAATCTAATAAAATCGTATGAACTGTCTAATCCTGCTTGTGCAGTATTAGTAGGCAAATCATCTCCTAAACTGTCACTGGTTAAGAAGCTAATACTTCTATAAACAAAGTCTGGATTTTCATCAAAAGTTAGTGCAGTGCTTGGACGAATAGTTAGTACATCTGGACGAGCCAAATCACTAATAATATGTGTTTGATTACGATAATAAACTATACTAGTGTTAAATGGTACAATTTCTAACAGACCATTTGCGCTGAATGTTGCATCGCCTGTACTAAAGTTAAGCTTATAAACCTTACCACTATACATTGGAGTACTTGCTTCAACTGCAATAGTACCACTTGCACTTACTTCGGTTACTGCGCCATCTGCTAGTGCAACTGCGTCTATTGTAACTGTACAATCGTTTGTAGGCGTTTCGCCACCAAGCTTATCACCAGTTACTACAAATGTATCTCCTACTGTATAGTCTGTGCCGTCTTCTGCTACTTGGAATGTTGCACGGTATCCCGCATCAATTGTTTTAGTTAGTGTAAATACAAACCCACTTGCACTACCATTTACTGTAGTTTTAGTATAATCTGATGCACCAAGGTCTGCGTATTCACCAACTACATGTTGTACAATTTCTGCATTTGCAACTTCATAACGTGCGAATGCAGGACGAGTGGGATGATATATATTAACTTCTGATCTGTTTGACGGAGCGTCTTGCATATCGTACACATACACCGAAAGTCCTTCAACTGGGTTGTCGTACCCATTAGAGTCTACAATTATCGGGACACTATTTGCTCCCAGTGCGGTAACTGTAGAGTCACCTGTAATAGGACCAGTAATACTTAATTCATTAGTTGTGTCAAATGCTCCAGAAATATCAGTTATATATAGTACATTGCTGCCGCCAGTTTGACTTGTTGATACTGCTATCTTACCAACTGCACCAGTAAGTGTTTGTGTGATTTCTTCGCCAGCTTCTAAAATAACAGGGCCTGTTAGTGTAAGAATAGCATCTACATCAAATGCTTTAGCAGGCTGCGTCATATCTTGATATAGTGCAATTGAATCTGGAATCTCATTAGGATCCGACCCTTCGGCAACTAGACCAAACTCACCATAACAACTTGACCCCGTTAGTGATCTAATTTCAGCACCGTTTTTAGCATAATAACTAGCGTAGCAGTAGTATGTAAACATGCTAACCATTTCACTTAGGGCGCCGTTTGCAGCAACTAGTCCGTAACCCAAGTCGTTAACTTGTGTAAAGTCATTGCCTAAGATACTTCTGTTACCAGCTGTTTGTAGTGTAAGTGGAATTGGAGTGCTAAAGTCGTCAAGATCAACGCCGGTTCCTAGTAAACTAGTTACACCGGTAAATCCTGTGCCGCTGTTTGAGTTTCTTGACAATATAAGTTCTGCAGTGCCTGCATTTTTATCGTATGCTGTTACTGCGTTAACTTGGAAACGTCTACCGTCTATGTAAAACGCACTCGGTGTTTCTGGACGTCTAACAAACAATCCTTGTGGCTGTGTAGGAGAACCTAAACTTTGAATCCTTAATCTAAATGCATTGCCGTCTACTTTTTCTGTAACTTGTACAGCCGAGTTACCTACAAACGCATCAACAAACAATCCACCCCTAAACGCTTGTTTATTAAGCGATTTCGAAAAGCTTGAACCAGTTTGAATGTATGGTGATTTAGTTAGTACTTGGCCTTCTGGATCAAGCACACACATAAATCCACCGTGTCCTTGCACTGTTAGATTTCGCACAATAGTTGCATCGTTCATCAAGAACACATCCATCTCATCGTTTCTCAGTGGCGGATTGTACTCTGCATTAAATGCAAACTTAACGGTATTAATCAAGTTTTGTAACACAACACTAGGACCGTCTATTACTCTCCAAAATTCTGCTATCTCTCCAGTGCTGAATGTGCTGCCTGATATATGTTCTTTTGTAGGTGTATAGTAACTTGTTACTCCCAACCCAGTTGTAAACTTAACAACATTTCCTAAACGATAGGTTCGGCGCGATTGCCATTGTGCTGGATCGCCGTCGCCATTAAAGTCATCGAACGTAAATTCAGGGCTTACTCCGTATATTGTAACTGGTGCCAGACCTCTAATAATTCTTTTACCTATTGTGGCAATGTATTCTATGCTTGCAGCTTTTTGTGTTTCTGTACCAGCAGCGACTGTGCTGGCATTAAACTGGCCCTGAGCTTCTAAACTAAACTCATTTCCACCATTGCGTAGATCTTTAACTAGAGCATCTACGATTGATCCTGCATCTCTAGCCCATGCAGGTCTAGAATATCCAGCAGATCCGATCAGCGCAGGATATTGATCTTCAACAAAGTTCACTACCTGCTCTTGTATAAATTCTCTATTGTCAATCAAAGACAGAGCAGCAGTTTCCCAGTTGCCTACGTTTTCATAACCTTCGCCGATATTTTTTAATTTTTCGGGCTGTGTTAGGTAATGATAACCAAAATATCCATCAGCTCTTCCAGTTAAAGGATTTATATATTCAATACCGTTAGGAACATTAGCAATTGTAAATGTAATGCTAGTAGCGCCGCCTGAGCCTAATAGATTATCGCTAACAGTTAGTCGTTCACCGTGTTGGAAGTCCTTGCCTGCATTAGTAATTGTGATGTCTGTTATTGCGCCGTCGCCTCCAATGGTAATATCAAATTCTGCATCTTTGCCTAATTTATCTGTTGTCCATAAACTTACACTATATGTACCTGGGGTTCTAGATGCATTAGTTTGTGGATCAAATGCAACCGCTTCAATATTTGACTTACCTAATATAAGATCATCAAATTCTGCATCTCTATAGAAGAAAGTGTTTGCCCAACGTGACTGTGATACACGCTGCTTTGGACGCACAATACAACGTCTAAACTCATCACCTTTGACCGAAACGTTCGCAGGTACACGAATCGGATAATCTTCTTCGTAAATGCCACTTTCAACACGTATAGTGATCTGTGTTTCTCTTACAATATTTCCGTATTCTAGTTCTTCACCTTCTTCAAATTCAAACGGCTCTAACAGTTGTACTTCAATTTCGTCTGTGGTTGCTACGCTTACTGCTCTATCACCAGCTTCGTATCTATAATCAATAATACGACCAATTGCTCCTGAGTTTTTACCTCTCACTACCTTTCCGGGAATAATATCAGTGTTTTCCGGATTAGCTTGATCAATAAATCCAAGATTATCATTCGATATGTTGATTTTGTAAGTAGTTTGACCATCAACAATAGCCGGCGCATTTAGTACACCGTCATTGATTACGTCAAGAACAATATCAAATTTAGCACCAATAGCTTCATCTGCTGAAGTGTCAGGTACTTCACCTAAATCAATAACCTGTGCAACACGATCTTGATACAGTATAGATGGTGCTGTGTTTGTTAAGATAAATTGTGTTACCAGTGTCTTAGCATATTCAATACCAGCAATAGTCTGTATACGCTGTGAACCAATAGCACGTTGCGCACTTACGTTTGAATAATATCGTATACCAGACCAACGAGATAGATAGTTTGCATTGTTACCCAGCAGCGCATCTAAGCTAACACTGTCTAGAATATATCCAACATCTCGTTGGCAGATTTCTTTACTATAACTGTTGGCGAAATCAGGGAATGTAGCATCAATATAACCTGTAACTTCTTTGGCTACAAACTCTTTGTTTTTCAGAATCAATGTTCTAGCATCTATACGTCCTAGGATAGGACTGGCTATGCCAGCTGTAACAATATTTGCAGCGGCAGCACCATTATTAAACGTCATAGTCTGCAGGTACGGACCGGGTTCAAACGATGCAGCTTCTATCAGTTCTTCGGCTTTTTGAGCCGCAGCATTAATAGTACGGAAGGCGTAACTAGGAGCGCGACCTTCTTTACTGTATGGGGTGAATGTTTGTAGATCATTTCCACCGGTACTTACAAATAGGTTTACTTGACTAGATGCAGCGGCATTGTCTACATACAGTTTTGTAGCAGCCTGTAGGTCATCTGGACCATTTGGAAGACCTGTGCCTGCTAGTTCACCTGGGTGATCAAACAGATTAAGCGCACCAGTCATGTTGTCGCCCTGACGACGAACTGCACTCTTTCTAGGAATAGCTACATTGCTTAACCAATTGCCCGGCAAACTAGGATCATATGCTGCGTCAGTGATAGTAAATGTGCCGGTACCACCACTCAGTAGTATGCGCCCAGTGTTGTTGATAGCATCAGCTTCGCTGTTGTAAAACGCCAGAGTATCACCGTCTACAACTTGGATAAACACTGAACCTTCGTTGGTTACACCAAATGGTTCTGTTCCTATTGTGCGAAAAATAAATTCAGCACCATTAAACGCATCACTCAGTCCGTGACTCGGCGCAACAAAATTACCCAAGCTTAGGCTATTAGCTGTAACTGTGTACTGTGTTGCGCCAACAGGTTCGTCAGCTAGACGTATGCCGCCGCCTGCCACTTCTTTTTCTTGATAGTTTCTATCGGCGAAACTTTTGTTAATAACTAGATCGCCTATATCAAAGTCAGTGCCATATACTGAGTTTAAAGTATCAACGGCTGCTTGACTAACTGTTATACCTGCAATAGGCTGTGTTGCTGCGTTGAGAGGACCGCCCAGTGTTGGTTCTGGATCGTTAGAAACACGAGATACCAGCTGTCTAACAATCAGCTTACCGTCAACGCTAAAGTCAAAACCAATTGTGTCAACTCCGCCATCCAGTGCATTGTCTGAGGCAAGTTCTAACAAGTTTAATCCACTACCATCTGATCTTACTGTGGGTACTTTGTTTTCGTTGCCTTCGTAGGTGTTTGGCGTATCACTTAGATCAGTAAAGCTGATCTGTCCACCGATACCAAACACAGCATATAGTTCTTGAAAGTTATTATTTACTTTGCGAAAACTTTCGCGAATGCTATCGCCAGTACCGTCATTACCTTCTACACCAATGTCAACCTGTTGTCTTGCCATTTAAACGCTCCATTTATTCCGTAAGTTGTGGAATTTTATCCATATCAAAATTTACACTAACGCCACAGCCACAGCTTGATTTTGCATTAGGATTTCTTATCTCAAAGTTTGAACCTACTAGACTACGCACATAGTCAACTTCAGTTCCTATCAAAAACATCAAGCTGGTTGAACCAATTACGAATCTACCACTGTCAGCTTCTATTATTTCGTCACCGGGATTTAGATCTGAACTATCTGCAACAGTTCCCCAGTCATATTCAAAACCAGCGCAGCCGCCACCTTTTAGATTAAGGCTTATAGCATAACAGTTATTTTCTTCGCATAGTTTGTTTATCTGTGCTTTGGCTGTTGGTGTAAGTGTGCAAATGCTCATATTTTACCTCTTGTTAACAATATTTATCGTATGATTTTATAATCTTAATGTAAATATATGTATGTTCATAAGAGAATTTACAGAGCAAACCCGGCACGTTAGACGCAGCAAATTAGGCACAGAACACGAGTATTATCGCAGTTGTACCTATATAGTGTTTCGTTGTGACTGTTGTGATCAAGAATTTTATCGTGCTAGAGGATCAATGGATCCGAAACGATTAAGCAATAATTATTTTCATGTGTGCTCTAACTGTGATGCTAAACGTTTCGCTCAAAAGAAAGGCATAGAACGCAAGCAGGTTTGGAATCTACACGCCAGCAGCAATATTCCTATCAGCAAATTATAATTATTTGCCTTTGGAACCAAACTTAGTTGATGCTTTTAGGTTACCTTTTTTCTTAGTTGCCCATGATTTAGCCATATTATTTTTCCTTTTTCCAAATAGTCCATGCTCCGTACGCAATAGCACCATAGGCTACTACTGTGCCGATTGGTTCTATCACAAGATATGCAACGCCTGCGCCTATCAGTATTGCACCGTCCCATGATGTTCTTTCGCGTACTCTAGCCAGTATCCAATTTTTTGCCAACTCAACCATCGTTTCTCTTCTCCCTCTACTAATTACTTATATAAATAGATTGTTAAAGGAGATAGACGATGATCACATGGTTAAAAAAACTTTTAGGTACTACTACTCCTGCTGTTGCAGCACCTGCTACAATTGCTACTCAGGTAGTTAAAAAAGTGTTGCCAGTAGAAACTAAGCCTACAAAGACAAAAAAAGAAGTCACTAAAAAAGCCCCAGCGGTAAAAACCGCAGAGGCTCCTAAAAAGCGTGGACGTAAGCCTAAGGACGCGAGCTAACTTGATTAATTAGCTGTTCAATACTACGTTCTTGACGAGCCTGCTTTCGCTCTAATACGGTGAAAGCGGCTCGTGTTTTTTTGAGTTGTTCTTCTAAACTGCGAACATATTCCAGTGTGGGTATTTCTTTGTTAGATCCGTCTTCAGCAACCATTGTAAAACGATCAACACCCTGCGCTCGTAGACCACCTGCTACACGGTTAGGATTTTTATCAGCCTGGGACTGTGTCTGGCTGGGGCTGCGTCCATACATCTTGTTGAGATAGCTCATTTTGTTTCTCCTTATTTGAGAAGAAAGTCTTCTTCTCCTGTCATGTATTTATTGTATAAGTTTAAGTTTAAGTTTAAGTATAACAGTGAAGATGGTGTATGTCAACCACTTTAGACTCGCACATAATGTCCACAAAATGATAAATAAAAGTGTAGTCCACGATGCTCTAACATCTGACTACTCTAACAGTTAAAAAGGAACTATCAGCATGAATATTTATTATGTTTACCAATATATCCGCGAAGATCAGACACCTTACTACATAGGTAAGGGCAAAGATGACAGAGCGTGGAAATCACATCGTCGTTCAAGCGGCGCAGAAATCAAACCTAAAGACAACACACGCATACAACTATTAACAGAGAATCTAACTGAGCAAGAAGCGTGGGATTTAGAAATAGAACTTATTGCAAAGTACGGACTAAAGTCAGCAGGCGGAATACTTGTTAATATGACATCTGGCGGTGAAGGCGGAACTCCAAGTCAGGAATTGCGTGAGCATTGGAGTAAAGTTAAAAAAGGCATTCCTAAACCTTCACGTACAGAAGAACATAAAAAGAATCACGCAAAAGCAATGGCTAAACGTAGAGGAACTTCTAATACTAAAACTGCTCAAGGATTGAAAGAATGGCATGCTACTAATCCCGACAGAAGTGAAGCAGTTGCCAAACAATCTGCAAGCCTAAAGGAATGGTACAAAACTGCTGACAAAGAAGCTAAATCGTGGAACACTTGGCATACCCGTTTTACACAAGATTACAACGAGTATGCCCGTGCTATTATGCTACTTGGAGAATACCCGATTGTTGAAGTTGAGAAACAGGTAAAGTTCCATCGAGATACTCTGAGGAAGTTGAAGACTCAAACTCACGGTGTGTATAAACATTTCCCTGAATTGCTCCACTCTTAACAGCATAGTTGTATAGCTCAATAGAAGCAATGTTCTTAAATTTTACCTCTGCCATAATATCACTATATTCTAAGAAAGACAATGCCCAGTCGTTAGCTGCTGAGTTAGGATAATAGTCACTGTGTGCTCTAAGCTTCTGTTTCTTATGACCTGCCGCAAGCAATGCGGGCATATCGGGCAAACTATCATGTGCAAAGTCTAAGGGTAAATGTTCATTACGACTGTAGCTGTAATGTATAGCCGGACGCACGCCTCTCCAGCTGTCAATCACACGTAGATATCTATCATCTGTGGGCTGAATGTATTCACCTGTGCGAATCCAGTGATGATGTATGTCGAGAACGAGGGCAAGGTCTCCTTCAAGTTCAAGGCTTGCGTCGAGTCCCCACGAGTTTTCGTCGTTCTCAATTGTAATAACATTTCGCGCCTCTGGAGATAATCTTGAGAGGACACGTTTGATACCGGATGGACCTTGTCGACCCGAGATGTGGACGTTGCATTTAAAATCTTGGAATGATCGTCCGTAACCCATGCAGCGGATGAGAGTGGCGTGATATTCAAATTCTTCAATGCTCCGTTCTACTATTTCTTCATTGTCGCTTGCAAGTACAGTAAATTGACCAGGGTGCATACTGAGTCGTACATCCAATGCTCTTGCTGCTTCGCCTACAGCGCCGTAGTGTTTCTCCAAATAAGCAACAACATCAGCACGCTGCCAGTAGTAACTCCAGTCACGCTGTGTATAAACAGGTAATACATCACTACCCAGTCGTACCATTCTAAGTTGTGGAGGAAGGCTTCCAACATATTCAATCAACTTTTTGTATGCGGCAATGTTATGGACCATAATGTCCCACAAGCGTTGCTCGGCTACATCAACAGTTTGTCTGTTAAGCCACTGTACTGTTGTGCTACGAGTATTTAGCGGACGCTGAATTTCTTCTAGTACTTTCTTCTTCTGTGTTTGATTGTGATATAGATACTTACAGGCCCAACCAATCCGCTTTATATCTTGTTTAAACATATTTTTTTCCGTATTTGCAAGCAATTGTATAAATACAGTATACACTATTTACAAGGGAAGTCAATGGCAAACTTATCAAAATCAAGAAAAAACAAATATCATCTAATATACAAAACTACAAATTTAATTAACAGTAAGGTTTATATAGGCGCACACTCTACTAACGACATTAACGATGGATACATGGGTAGTGGAAAAATGCTACACTATGCAATTAAAAAATACGGTGCAGAAAACTTTAAAAGAGAAATTTTGCATCTGTTCGATTCTCCTGAGGAGATGTTCGAAAAAGAAAAAGAAATTGTCACTGAAGAATTTGTTAGCAGGTCTGACGTTTACAACATTGTAACTGGAGGTTTCGGAGGATTTAATAAAGGATCAAAGAATCTTAGACATATTACTAATACTAACACAGGCGAAGTTATAGCAGTTGACAAAATTAAATTAAAAGAATTCTTAAACAATGGTTGGTTTTTAGGAGGAGTAGAACCGTCTAACAAAGGAAAGGTTTATGTTTATAAAGGTAATAACCGAATAGCAATAGATTCTCTTGAAGTAGACAAATACCTTAAGGAAGGCTGGCAGTTGGGTTATGCCAAATCTCCTACTAAAGGAAAAATATGGATATACCATAAAATCAAAAATAGATATACTTTATGCGAAGAAGCTGAACTTGAAGATTATATAAATCAAGGATGGATTAAAAAGAAGTGGGCACCAGTTAAAAAAGGATCAGTTTGGATTAATAAAGAAGGACAAAGGAAAAGAATAGATAAAGATTTATTAGACGAATATTTATTATTAGGATGGACTAAAGGCAGAAAATAAAATTTATACTTTACCTGCTAGTATTTTAAAGATTTTATAACACGTTTCTTAAACTTTGTCAACCCACAAACGCCCGCTCTTGCACAAACGTACCTTGTGTCTTTTTATTACCTTCACAAAAGCCTAATACATTAAAATGTTCTTTTAGGTCGTTGTTAAATCCTATACTGCCACATAACATAATACGTTGATAAGATGGATCGTTGATCTTAACAGTACCGTCTTCCATGAATATTTGGATACGTCCTTTTAGTTCAGCATCTTCTTGTGTCACTGTACTAATGTACTCAATAGGCATTTCATTTAAGAACTCACGGTAACAATCCTGTTCAGCGTGTAATCTAGTTGTCCATGTTACTGTTATATTTTCAAACAAGTCGTATGTTTCAGGATCACGTAATAAACTAATAAACGGAGCAATACCTGTACCACTTGCCATCATTACTAAATGACCACCTAATTCTAAGTTAGCAAGTAATAATGTGCCAGTTGGCTTCTCTCCGACTTCTAACATATCGCCTACTTGTATATTTTGCAACTTACTAGTAAGCGGACCGTCTGGTACTTTGATACTATAAAATTCAATCCACTCGTCGTACGGTCCACTTGATATACTATACGCTCTCTTAGGCGTACCTTCCATACCTATCATTACAAACTCGCCTGCTGTAAATCTATATGAACGAGGGCGTTCGACACGTATTCTAAATAATGTGTCTGTGTAGTGCTTAACATCAATTACACTTAATAGCATACTATCTCCAATTATCAACCACCCATTGATCTTTGCAGTTGTGCGGATTTGGGTCGCCGTGAAATACTGCTACACTTGTATCGTCTAGTATCACAGGATCACCATTAACTTCAAAGTCTCTCTGTCCCCTTGGTTGTTTGTCATACCTAGGCTTGCTGCGCATTTCCCATTTGTAGCTTTGTATCCATTCTTCAGGCCAGTATTCAAAATTGTTTTTGATAACATAGCGTATCCAGTCTTGATCTCCAAAATGTCTCCTAGTGATATTTTTTGGATCTTTGACGAAATCTGTGTACACTTGACTGTGCTGACCTGTGGTCAATCTAAATACCGAACTGTTAAACTTGTCATACTTTTTAATAACATATCTGTTAAAGTCTCGTATGATACAAAACTTGCCTTCTTCATAGGTAAACAAAGTGTCAATATTTCTAAAGATTATCATGTCTAGATCTAAAAATAGTATAGTACCCCTAAGTCCTAGACCAGGGTTAAAAAACATGGGTTTGAACCACCAACCAGTGACCGGCAGTGTGGGCAGCGGTTCTATACGAATGTTAGCATCTATGCCCTGTGCGTTTTCTGTAAAACAAACAAACTCGTAGTCTATAGTAAGATTACGTTTGACCATCTGATATAAATTGTTTACATATTCTGGTCCGTATTTGTTGCCATATTTTAAACAGCACACATAGCGATTGATATTTCTCAACGGCGCAGGTGGGATAACAACTGGAGAAGACTTCTCAGCCTTCTCCGTTGCCTTGCGGGCTTTGCGTTCAGTTTTGGTTTCTTCAACCTTCATAGATTGCTGAATTTGCGTCATGCTCAAACACTTCTGCACTGACCAAACGCACACTGCTTTCTACTGGATAGCGACTGTGCTTGTTCTGCTTCATTTCTTCCAACAGTTCTGCCATTTTGTCGTAGCAGATTTTAGCAAACATTTCGCAGCCAACACCTTCTACAATACGCAGATTGATTATGCCTTGATCGTTGTATCCACCTGTGATTGCGTTGAGCGACTTGAATGTATCCAGTTGAGGATCATCATATGCAACCACTGTTGTATGGTCAAACATCTGTTCACTCCACTCTTTGAACAGCTTTAGTCCACCAAAGTCCATGACCCAGTTTCTACTGTCCAGTGTATCAGTCTCAAAGATCAGTTTGATACCAAGTGAGTATCCATGCAGTAAGCTACAATGACTGTGTGTAGCACGCCACTGACGGAAGCAACAGCTTAATCCTCTGTCAGTACCATATGTTTTAGTCGAATAGTATTTTGCCATTTTTATACTCCTAGTTTAATGGAGTGTGCGGAATATTTAGAGTGGGTCGAACACATAGTCCACTACAGTTAATATACTATATATTACTTATGCTGTCAACTGTTAGGTTAGATTTTTTCCAACTGTTGGGCAACTGCCATGCATCTGTTTGAAATATTGTAAACTGTGTTTGTGGAAAGTGTGATACAACCTGTGCTATTTGATAGATCCAATATCTGGGATCAACTGCACTGTGATCACTGTGTTTGTAGTTTTCGCTGTCTTTGTAAACGTTATTGATTTTGCCGTTGCTGCTGTAGAGGTCAAATCCAATCAATCCTACTGTAGAACTGAGTGTTGCTCCTAGCAGCACAGCATATGCACCACTGCCCCAATTGAATGGATCATCTGCTTTTGCAGCGCCTTGATATGGTAAGTTTGGCACAGGTTCTATGTTAAATCTCATATACCAATCAGATCTTGTGTAAACAGTTCTGTCCTCTGTTGCTCCGAAACTGATTGCTTCTTTGACCATAGGTCTGTCTACACACACTAGATGTTCAGTATAGCAGTCTCTAAATACTGCATTACATCCTATTTTTGGCATGTTGATTTTATTTAGATCAATGCCTGATCTGCTTTCTCCATTACCTATTATCAGCATCATCGATTTGTAAATCTTTGCGTATACCTATCACATGTGTTCGAACAACATCAATTCTGTCGCCCACTGAACCTAGCAATTCTGCAAGTGTTTTAATTTTAAAAATTGCCCACCACCACCAAAACACGCCAACGCTGAAAAACACCACTGCGCCTATTACTATTGCGTAATCATATACGCTGTCCCAACCGAAGAAATGTAGAAACACCAGCACGGCCAGTGCTGTAAAGGGCAGAGTCCAGGCAGCATATGCCCACCATCTTACTTGTTTTTTGGTTTTTTTCTTAAAATTATTTTCAGGCACAGTATGCTCCTTCTATAATATTTATAGGCTAGAGCAAAATAGTTTTATGCTGACTTATGAGCCAATCTGTCCAAACGGCTTCCACATACCTGGTGTACCTTCTCTTACACAGATCCAGCCTACATATCCTGTAGGCTTGGGATCGTTGCTCCAAACAATGTCACCCTTATCATATGTTCCGTTTGTAGGTATTGCGTCAGCAACTTCGAATTTTTTTCCTTGGAATCTCACTGCACCTGATGTACTAATGTCAACGTCGGGGTTCTTTACATTAACTCCCAACTTACCAATCACAGTGGTCTTTGTTTCAATACTAGTTCCCAGAGTGATATTTCCGTTTTTCGAAACTGTCATTCGTGTGGTATCGTCTGTAACAATTTCTAGATCATCTGTGGTCCAATTTCCGATTCTGGTACTAGCACCTTCTACGTCAATTATAAATTCATTGTCTAAGCTTGCGATGCTTATGCTAGCATTTGGCGCATCAGTACCAAAGCCTAATCTCTGGGCTGACGCATTGTAAAAGATAAATTCATCTATAGTTAAATCACCTTGAGTTGACAAATTGTTAAGAGTGCCAACTTCGGTTAGATAACTTTTTCTTACAGAACTGCCTAATTCATTTTTTCTAAGCACTGGGGTATTGTCAATGCTATAGTAAGATTCTGAGTTAAGGTCTATAATCTCTGTGGTCCAGATTCTGTCAGGGTTTGCTCTATAAACAAATTGCTTAGTAGCACCAGTGCCTTTCCAGTGCAATCCTTGGCCATATGGACCTTTTTCGCTCGAACTATTAAAAACAACAGGCTTAGTAGAAATAATTGCTATGTCCTCAACTCTTAGCGCAGTTTCTACTATCTCATGTATAGAGTCTCCTAAGGCGTTAAGAGCAGACTCTAGTGTTGCTTTTGTTTGTTGTTCCATATCAGTACCCTATCTATCTTAGACAGTGTATTTATATGAATTTTTAATTTACCTTGAGCAGCACGGTATCAGGATTCAGTCGACCACTTAATTTTGTATCAGTAGTTGCGATCTCTTCCATAAACTTGCGCAGAGCAACTTTGCCAGCACTTTTGAACGCTTTGAGTTGCTCTTCAGGCTTGCGCAGAGTTTTCTGAACACTGAGGCTTTCATCAAAGCCTTCAATTGTAGTGCCTTTGATACTAAGCCCAGTGCCTTCACGCTTCATACCTTTTGGATCAACATTAGCAGCAACATACTTGCCCAGTTTGCGGGTTTTGACATTGAACACCCAAAGTTCACTTGCTCCCACAACATCAACAGGATTAACACTGGTCAGTTTGTATTTGTCGTCAACCTTGAGATATTTCATCTTGGCAACCAGTTTGTCTGCGCTCTTAGGTTTAGCAACACGCGGCTTGCGCTTGGCCTTGCTTTGCTCAATCACAAAGTCAAGTGCGTCAAGCAGGCTAGTGATTGCTTGTGTATACTTGGCGATGTCTGCTTTTTTAAGATGCGCATAACCTTCTTTGAGCTGTGCCCAAAGGTCAGCCTCCAGTTCAGACATCTTTTTAAGTTGACCCGCAGTGGGCATACGTTCTAAATCTTCAAAGTCAGCCAGTTCATTTTCATAGAATCCTTTGAGCCTACGAGCGTGTGCCTGTGTAACACCAGTACGAGCAAAGTGCGATTTAAAGTCAAAGCCCATAGGATCAAACTGAGCCTTGTCTAGAACAAAGCCTTCCAGCCACGTTTCAATAGCCTCTGATTGTGCTTCTGCCTGTTCTGCGATGCGCTCTTGAATTGTAGGAGTGTGAGCATTCTTCTTTGTCTTTTCCTCAGCAGTTTTTTCTTCTGCGAGTTTTTGACCTTCTTCTGCGAGACCTTCTACCCACTTGACAATACCAGTCTTGTATGCTTTAGGAATCACTGAGGGATTTACTTCAAGTAGGAAAGCGGTACAGGCCCAATGGCTGTAGTTGTTGGTTTTCCAGTCAGGCAGTTTGTTGATCGCTGCTACTGTCTTGCGGTCATAGTTGTTGCGGATATAATCCTTGACCTTGTTGGCCCATTCCTTTGATTCAATCTCATAGTGAACGAAGTGCTTGGCTTTGTTCCAGTTGTCTGTAGGAGCAAGAGCGAAACGATTCACACCACGACGAACTGTGCGAACTGTTTTCTTTTTGGGTTTGGTTGCTACTTTTGCTGCGCGAGCCATGTGTATTCCCTCTTTGTTGTGTTAATACTGTTATATAGTCAGAATTCGAGATTGTCAATGGCTAAATTTGAGATGGTAGTAGATTTCGTGTTTTGGATCCATCTTGAATCTAAATTTCACAATGTACTGATCAGTAGGCGGGTCATAGAACTTTACAGTTTCAATGCCTTGATTATTTTCCAGCAGATAGTTTAACCAAGGCATGTTCCATTTACGCTGAATCCAAGTGCTCAACGGATTGTGGCCTTCAGCATCGTGTCTTTCAATATTAAATGGAACTTCAATCAAAGTTTCTCACCTACTTCAAATCCGCGGAATGTTTTAAAGC